AGATAATTACCATCCTTATACACTACTACCATCCCCTTAGGAATTGGTCCATTGTGCTGTTCCCAAGTGTACCTGTTCAGCTGTTCCCAATGTGAATCTGCTATCTTAATATACAGGTACATCTTACCTCCTGTATCCTTTCTTTGATGAATAGTTCCAATAGGCTGAGTGTTGGTAGGCTTAGAGCCTTTTTTAAACATAGTATGAGCCACTTTCTGATATACTTCTGTGGACATTTTTTGTCCTTTGTTAGCAGGTACACTACCTTTCTTAAATTGAGTAGCTTTACCACCTAGATATCCTGGAGGATATTGAGTAGACCTTAAGTATTTAGGATCTTTCTTAATACCCATAGCAAATGCTCTATTATAAACTGATGACTCTGATAATCCTAAGTCATCTGCTATCTTTTTAGTAGGCTCAAATGGATACCTTTCTCTTATGATGTCATTCATACCTCTTCAATTAATAGAATTAAATCATCATTCTTTTGTATGAGCTGCTTAACATGATCAGCATCATAAGCCTCCAATATCCTGGTCACTAACTTAATAGGACCTCCCCAATAGTCAAAGGTCTTAAATACTACTTTATATATCTTCATTGTCATTGTTTTTAATTGGCACATCTAAGCCATACATTAAATCAAACATTCTAAAATCTCTGTTAGCATTCCTCTTACTACCCTCATAATTCTGAAAGTACCACTCTCTAAATTGTAGGTATTTTTGGTGAGTATATTCACCATTAGCTATAGCGTCCTGGACCTCTCTAGCTAGCTGTGTAAACTCAGTCATTGGATTTATTATTCATGACTTGTAAATACCTGAGGTAAAGAGGCAGATTAAATCCACCTCTTATCTCATCTGATGTTCTTCTACTATTCCAAAATTTTATAATTGCGTTGAATGTCATAGCTTAGATTTAAGTAGATTAAGATTTGCATCATTTAGAATAAACATAGATAGCCATTCGCCATCAGTCTCTTCAGCATTGTAGGTAAATGGCTCAATAGTACCTGCTATATATACAGTGCTATCATAGTCAGTAGTCCAATTAGAAAAATAAGTATTGTCTCTTTTGTATAGGTCTATAAAATTCATAATATAAGTTCTAAAAAAGTGAATAAAAATAAGATTGATAATGTTACAGATGTTACTATCACAAATGCCTTAGCAATAGCTATCTCTTCAGCTCCTACAGGAGTAAAATAATTAATTAGTTTCTTCATTGTATTATTTTTTAAATTGGTTAAATAAATTCTCAATTTCCTGTAACTGCTCTTTGTTCAAAAATGTAGTTAAAGTCTGAATAATCAAATGCAATTGGTTTGTATTTAGTTTGTCCTCCTGCTGTTGTACTTCTAAGTAATCTAAGATTTGATTAAATGTTTTCATGTGTAAAAGTTTTAATTGTTAATAACTATACGCCAAAGATAGTATTAAGTTTTATAACTGCAATAAAAAAGTGTAATTTATATTCATTCTAAATAAGGTAAAACATATAATAAAGGTAATTTCTACTTAATAATGTATTAGAGTAAAGGTAAAACCCTTAAAAACCTTTGCTATTATTAAGGTTAAAGCCTTAAAAAGTCCAATTTATTTCTTAAAAAACGGGACAAATCTAAAGTATTACTTTGGAATTACATTGTTAATCTGAATTATGCCTATTATGTAAAGCATATCTTACAAAAGTATTATTATTTGTAAAGTATATTTAGCATTATTCATGCAAAAAAAAAGCAGCTGCGTGCTGGGAGCTTACAACTGCTTTCTTTAACATGGAAACAAGTGCTAAGTTAATGTTTATATTTGAATTTCAAAAATTCTGTGTAAGTTTTATTATTTATTTTAAAGTGCTTAACGCAATCTATACATTTCATCCAATAGTGAATAGTCCCTGCAGCAGTCACTACCTTTTTATTAATCCTTACATTATAGTTAGTACATTCAGGACAGCAGAACTTCTCATCTCCCTCCATTACAGCATAATTAGTAGCAGGAGCTGCATAAGAATTGAGCTTATTGAATACAGCTTCTAGGACAGTGACATCCATTTTGCAATATGCTACCATCTTATCCATTGCCTGCTGATCTTTCTTAAATACAATATCTTTCCACAGGTCTAGTCCTCCTGTATCCATCTTTTGACCTACTCCTAAATACTTAGCAATATAGTCTAGTTTATTACTATTAAAATTAAAGTACTTTCTAGCCCATATAAGAGTATCTATAGTCTTAGGTGATGGCATAACATCATAACCATGTAATAGAGCTCTTGTGCGTATCCATTTGAGGTCAAATTTATTGCAATTATGAGCCACAATTTGATCAGCTTGAGCCATAACTTTAAGGAATGCCTTAATCATTGCCTTATCTGATTGCTTTTTATCCCAAGTTAGGAACTGTACATCCTGCTCATGCTCCCATTTGTAGCAGATGCAGATGATTGCTCTTTCGTGGATGATGTCACCTGGATTGATAGTTAGGTTATATCCTGATCGCCAAAATATACCAACATTGAATGATGTCTCAATGTCAAAAAACAGTCTTTTTCTTACCATATATGGTGTAAACTTAGAACAAATATTTCTCCCTTGCAAATTTAAAGAGATATGATAGCAGTAAGCCTATGCCTACTCCTACAAATAACAGGTTAAGATTGCCTCTAGTTCTAGGTCTTGTAGCTTTAGCCTGTGCTTTCTCTACAATACGATCTTTGTAGATAGTTTTTACTTTAAGTTTATATTCTATTTTTTTTTCTAGTCTAGTCTTAGGCACATAGACTGTGTTATACTTTATAATAGTATCCTTAGTAGTTATAAACTTCTCCCATACTATGCTATCATGAATGATAACAGGGATAGAATCTAAAGTTGTTATTCTTATAGTATCTCCTGTTTGCTCACAGGTATATCCTTTCTTAATTGCTTTGTTCAGGTGGTATTGTGCAGAGCAGCTGCTGAGTAGTAAAATTATAGCTAAGTATCTCATCATTCTTTTATTTCAAAGTGCATCCAATCATAATTTTTCTCTCTACCCAAAGATATAAACCCATGCTTATAGAATATATCTATCATTGCCTTATAATCAGCTCTTGCAAATCTTGCAGTTTTCGCTGATTCTTTGAGTAGATTTCTAGCAGGATCTAAATCTATTGCAATCCCCCATGAGTGCATGGATAAAGCTGTACCCCCCCTCATCTTTCTATAATTAAAACATCCACCGAATAAGTCTATCCCTAACTCCTTAATCTTATCATAGCCATAGGTAGCTAGAAGCTCATTAAATACAGCTGTAAAGTTATCAGCTACTAACTTATGGCACATCATAGTATTGACAGTGCTGTCTAAGTCCCAAGCTATACGCATTGGATAAGGCAGCTTAATCTTCACTAAGTATCCTGCTCCTGTTACATTAGCAGTACCGTATTTAGATGTAAGTTCCCATCTAGTCATTTCAGTTTGTTTAGGTCCTCTTTAATATCCTTAGCTCTAGCAAATAATAGCTTCATTGATTGCCATAAGTCTATGCCTTTTACTACTTTATAATTCTCATTAATTGACATCACCTCTATACTAGCTAGCACCAATGCCACAATTTTGGTAAGCATGAATGGTACACTGAAAAAAGTGAGGATGATATCATTAAGTATGAATTGGTCTATTAAAAAGAACATAATCACAGTAACTTCATAGAGTGCTAGCTTACTAATGATAGCTGATAGCTTTCTGCTAGTTATTTTATCCCCTAACTTTTTAGCTTTCCAAATGCCAGTGATAGTATCAATAGATATTAGTACTCCTATCATTATAAGAATACCACTTATTGGTAAAAAGAATGCAAAGCATATAGATATAAGAGTCAAAAGTTTGGATTGTATAGATATTAGTAATAGTGATAGTTGTGCTTTCATTGTTCTCCCTCCATTTGTAATGCTAAAATAAAACTTAGATATCCTATTATACTAGCTCCTGCTAACTTAAGATATAGAGCAGGCTCACATACTAATGCTATGCCTGTTAAGTATCCTGTACTGAATACTATAATTGATAAGACTCCTGAGTGCTTCATATTATTAAGATTGAATTGTTATATCCATTGTTCCCTGCACCTCCACATAGACCATTGCACTCTAGCAAGCCATTAGATAAACAGCTACAGCCATCTATCATAGGTCTTAAGTCAGTATCTCGGTTAGTAGTACCGGTGAATATTGGATACAAAGCTCTATTCTTAAGTAGGTATCTGATTAATCTTTGCTCAAAGAATGCAGCCTTTTGTGCATAGTGTTCCATACTGAATGCTATTGTACCTCTATCTACTGATGAGCTGTTATCTCCAAACTGAGATTGCAATCCTTTATTCTTTAGCTGTAATGATAGACCAAATACAGCATCTTCAGCTGCTCTCCATGCTATAATAGGCTGTATGAATGTTACTAAAGTCTCTTCATCAGGATCTAATGTCTGATCATTGTACTTAGTAAGCAAATCATTATAGAATGTAGTACCTAAGATAGGCATAATTCTCAGTTGAGCTTGAGTAGCTAGGTAAGGAGTAACATTATTCACATCTACATTGGCTGTGATGGGTGTGTTATTCTTTAAGTAGGTTTCTGTTATAAAGTATAGCATTATAGTATAGGTGTTTGTGCAATTTGTGACTTGCTTTTATCTCCTCCAGCTACAGGAGGTAAAGATGCTAAGGCTCTAATTTCATTCTCGGTCATAGTCTCAAGTACTTTAGTAGCTACCAAAGGTGATAGACTATTAAGTGCATCATTAGTCTTAGAGGTATCTCCCTCAAGTTCTACTATTGCCTCGTTAATTATCTGATAGTTATTGATTGTGAAATCTGCATCTATCTTAGCTATGAATAGTAGCTCATTAAAGATATCAGCTACCATATCTCTCAATGGCATTACTACATTTTTCTCAAATATGATATAAGCCTGTTTAATATCTGAGCCATTACCTAGTGAGCCTGTAGTACGGATTCCCATAAGTATAGGATCAATGGTGTGAGAGAAGCAAATCTGCTCAGTGTTTAGTTGTGATGCCTCTTGAAATAGACTATCATTACCATTGGTAGGTAGTGACTCTATCTTTGGCAGTTGGTCTGCTGAGTTAGCAAAGAATGCCACAGCTTTACCTGCATTAGCAGCACCTTTTAATCTATCAATAGTATTTCTTATCATGTTCTTCTCCTCCTCAGATTGAGGTCTCTTAGGGAACATCATAGCAAAGCTAGGAAATACTGAATTTTGGATATTACTTTTAGCAAAGTAGCTAAGTTCACCTGATAGGAATGCAAAGTTTAGAGCTGAGGTGTAGGTAGGTAGTGGATAATAATCCTGACCAATACTCTCTACTTCATATACAAATAACTGCTCATAATCTCTAGAGGTAGGAGTGTATCTCCTTATCTCCTGGACTCCAATCCTACTAGCCCAATCATCACAGATATAGTATCTCTTTCTATCTAAGTTT